GTCTTCAGCGAACCGAATCAGTTCTTGCGTGGTGAGGGATCTAGGTTGTATTCCGTACATATTTTTCTCCATGCCTCATCCGCTGTGCGTGAGGTCTGCATTATTGTGGTTAAGAATTCGACGCGGTTACGATAGGCCACAAACACTTCCGTGCCTGTAAACCAGTTGTATACAGTCTGTCGGGAGACGCCAAGCGCATAGGCAATCTTCGTGACAGGGAAGTCAAGATGGATCGCCCAACGCCCAAGCTGGTTGCCCAGAGACTTGGGTGTCTTCGCTACATCGTCAATGATTTTTTGAGAGTAAGCCATAGTGGTGTTGTTAAGGCGCTAGGACACGCAGAACGGGAAACGCAGTCGTGGGCATGTGTGTTTATTTTTAACGAGGATGGAACCCCCCCGGCACACGCAATGCGACCGCCGACTGCGGCCTAGCGAAACCTTTAATTACTCATCATCCCAGTCAGCAACGATGTCGGCCAGCTTGCCCTTCTTGGTAGGCACGGACTCAACCTTGGCTGGCGCCTTGCGCACTTCAGGCTCTTCCTCGGCTTCCACCTCAACAGCCTTGGCTTTCTTGGGCTTGGTTTTCTCAATGATCTCTTCGTACACAGGAGCGTCTTCTTCCTTGGTCAACTCACCCATAGGACGCTTGCCTTCGATAGCCAACGGTGCAGGGGCGGCAACGCCATCAGCAGAGGCAGGGGTAACAGCCACGGCCTTCTCCGCATCCTTGGAAGCAGCTTGAGTCTGCGCGGTATCGTACTCGTCCTCAGTCAACCAACGCACAGGGGCGAAGAACAACTTGGGAGACTCCGCCTTGGTGTCGAACTTCATGCGGGTCACGATGGAGTCCAAGTTAACAGGAGGAGTCTGCGCCGCCATGTAACGGGCGTATGCCTGCAATGGGCGCTTCTCGCCGTCTTCCTTGCCGAAGATAGATGTCGCAGGCAATGTCACTTGCAACACGTCACCATCGGGGTTGTTAGCCAAGACCACAGCCAAGCGCTGTTGGTAACGGCAAGCACGGCTCTGACCCGTACCGGAACCAGCGATGTTCTGTGGGCATGTGGCACAGCTTGAAGACTGCTTGTTCTTCACACCGGCATCAGGCTTCTCGCCATCAGCCGATGTGCAGTCAGGGGCGGCTGCAGCCGCATCCTTGTCGTAGCCACCGGCGTAGAAAATACGGCTGACCTTGGGGGCGGCTTTGACAATGATGACATCCAAGTGGCGGTCTTCAATCGAAGCAATCTCTTTGCCGCTAGACAGCAGGCGGAACACACCACCCTTGATCGAGACACGCTTCATGCCGCCACCGGCGTTCACGTTACCGGCCAGAGCCAATGTGGTTGCAGACAACTCTGCATTCTTAGCGAAAGCAGGAACGTTTGAGGGACTGAACATAGTAATGTTACTCATTTTGTTTTCCATTTAAGTAGGTTTGCGTACAGAGATGTCATACTCAGATGCTGAGTTGAGTCCGGGCGGTACGACCCCGGGGTTTTCTTCCAAGAACTGAGCCATGTTGGTCTGCGCAATGCGCTTCTCCAAAAGCTCGACGGCTTCGTGAGCCAATACGAACTTCTTAAACTCATCCCAGTCTTGTGTGGTGTAGCGAGTCTTCACGGACATGACTGCCGTGCCCTCGGTGGTGCGTACAGATGTGACCCCCATGGCCTTCATCTGGTCTTTGATCGCGCTCTTGATCTCGTCCTGTTGCGCCTTAAGTACTTCCGCTTGGGTGTCGTACTCTTGGGTCAGTTCAGTCAAGCGCGTGCGTAGCTTGCGGTAAATTTTCACTAGCTTGTCTAGCGGTACTGCTTCTTCTTCCATTGCTTCTCCTGTTGTTTTGTTGTCTAAGGTTGGACAGTTTACATGTATTTTCTAGCGTTGCAACCCCCTTTTAAGATTTAATTTCAGTTTCGAACATCTCGGTCAGTAGTAAGTTATCACTAACTTTTCCTTCCAAGGCTTTGAACATGCGCTTCTCAATCGGGCTTCCCTGAATGTGAATCACAGTAACTTTGTCTGAGTCTTGCCCCTTGCGGTCAGCACGGGCACAGCATTGGATGTACTGTTCAACGCTCATCAGAGGGCCGTAGAACACCACGGTGTCAGCGGCAGTCAGCGTAATGCCATGGGCAGAAGCGGCTGGTTGCATCACCAATACACGGGGGGTTGGCTCCGTCTGGAAGCGGTTGATAGTTATACCTCGCTTGCTTGGCGTGATGTCTCCGTGAATGCACTCGTTGACAATACCCTTCTTCGTGAGGTAGTTGCTGATCGTGTCGATGGTGCTACGGAACAGCGCAAAGATAATGACCTTGCGTTCGGTCTCTTCCAAGATCTCTTCAAGCACAGCCAAGCGCGGCGCTGAGTCAAACTCAACAACTTCCTTGTCGTCTGTGTAGGCTGCCCCACAACTGATCTGAAGAAGCTTGCTAACACCGGCGGCGGCATTGACTGCTGTGATTGTCTCGCCAGCGGTTTGCACTAACATGCGGTCTTTGAGCAGGTCGTAGTACTTCTTTTGCTGTGGGGTTAGGGCAACCTCACGAGTCATGGTAATGACGGGCGGCAAGTCAAGGCACTGTGCTTTGGTAAAGCGTATCGCAGGCTGCAGGGCTTCGTGTACCTTGTCCTTGGCGTCAATCTTAGCCGCCCATTTGAATGTTGTGATCTTGTTCATCACCTCATCGCGCCACGCTGTAAGGAATCTAGGCACGCCATCGGGGTTGACTAGCTTGGCTAGGCCGTACGCATCCACAGGAGACTGTGATGCAGGGGTGCCTGTCATCATCCACAAGTATGTGTTGGGCACAATGATGGAGTTGAGCGCTTTCCATCTGCGAGTGGTTGGTGTCTTGTATGCGTTGGCTTCGTCAACAATGACAAGATCAAATCTGCCGTCGTTACGCACCTCATCCGCAATCAGGTTCAAGCCTTCGTAGTTGGTGATGACAATTTCATAGTCACGCTGAATCATCTCAATCCGGCGACTCGCCTGAGCATGGTGCGCAATAATGGCAGAGCGGTGTATCACGCTGTTGTTGATGTCCCCCATCCATGCGCTGTGCATGATCGACAGGGGGCACAGGATGAGAACCCTACGCACCTTGCCAAGCTTCATCAAGTAGTCAGCCGCCCACAGAGCAGACAGCGTCTTACCCGTGCCGGGTTCGGAAAATACAAAAGCTCTGCGGTACATCGTAAGGAATGCCGCAGTCTCGATTTGGTGAGCCATGGGTTTGTAACGCCCCGGCCAGTCATAGCGCCTAGTGATAGGCGACGGTACATTTTTAACACCTAAGTTACGCAAGACCCGCGCTTCGTCAAGACCCCAGTAAACAGCGACATCGTATCCTCCGTCTTCACGGAGCATTGCTTTGCTTTTAGGAATGATTGAATACTTGTGCGGGTTCCTTGTGCGTAAGATGATGGCTTTGTCTTCTACTATTTCCATTGCTTCTCCAAGCTTTTATTTTCCGTTGTCGCTTTGGTTAGCGCTCTTGTTACGGAGACGGGTGTTACCTGTTGTTGACTTGCCCCCTGCACGCAGAGGTTTGATGTGGTCAATGTCTTTGCCAGTGCGATCGACGCCCTTTTTGTCATAGGCTCTACGAGCTTTCTGACGCTCGATCTGATCGTCTGTCTCACCGGTTTTCTTTTGCAGTTTGTATGCGTGTTTGTAGTCACGCTTGCCGTTAGTTTGTGTCATCACTTCCTCCTAGTGCTTAGGGTTAAACTCGCATCCGGTGACCTGACACCATCCGCATAGTGGGGTTTGATTTGGATTCCATATACCCGTCTCAAAGCATCCTTCAAGACGTGCAGTACGCTCACGGTACTTCCACCAGAACTGCTCGGCTTGGTCGCGTGTCATCTGCATCTTAACCATATCATCTTTGACGATGAACAACAACGCAGAGTTAACTTTGCGAATGTGAGGGAAGTGTGCAAACACCATGAGCGACATGAGCACGAGCTGATCTCTGTCTGGGTACTTGTTGTTGCCTGTCTTCCAGTCGCCCACCCAAGCTGTCAGGTTCTCATCGTCAACGATCAGGATGTCGGCAATGCCTCGAACCCAAACATCGGGAGCCTTCCAGTTGGTAGGGCGAAGGTCAACAGTCAGCGCCATCTCGTACTCAGCAAGCGCTCTGCCGGGTTTCTTAAGCATGGCGTCCACAATAGGCTGGAACTGCGCATACTCAGGCGGTATAGGCTTCTTGTCCCTGATGTAGAACTCGATGGCCTCATGCACCTGATTGCCATACTTGGTGGCCTCAGTCTCTTGGAAGGGGTATTTCTTTAAGACCTTGACCTCGTGGTAACGGCGTTGGCAGCCCTCGAAATCTTTGAGACTGCTGTGTGACCATGCTGGTTTTTTCATTCGAACTTTGCTGTGTTGATGGTTTCGGTTAATCGGTTGGCAAACTTGGTGACAAACGCTTCGTTGGAATTAAGGCGATGCTCGCCCATATCTTTGAGAATCGTATGCACAACCTCGTGCCAAAACGTGTCGGCAATTTGCTCTGGTTTGAACTCTTTGCCTGTGGTGTTACTTGTTCGCCCAAGCTGTATGCGCCTACGATCGTAGTTCACACAGCCTATGACGGCTTTGTCGAGCATGGCTTCTACCACTTCGACTGAGTACCACCTTCTACCTACTCTTATTTTTGTTGGTAATCTCACTGCTTCTCCTAGTTTTTTGCTAGCCCATACCTACGGTGTGCGCCACCGTCAGCGTCTAATGGAATGCCCGGCATGTAAGGCGGCTCCATAGTCATCTGCGCCAAGACCCAAGTCTTAGCTTCTTGCACCTCTGCATCAGGAACCACAACGATCTGCTCGTCATGTACTGTTCCCGCCACAAAGTATCTCTTTGCAGTACGCACCATCCCATCAGTCATCACGCATCTCGCTACGCCCTGCGTGACATTGTTGGTTATTTTTCCT